CCTTATAAAATGTTTGTTGACTATTGGAATCATTATCGTGCTTTAAACGGTGCGAAAAATGTTGAATATCAACAAAATACAATTACGCCCGAAGGCGCAGTTGTCCCTCTTAGTTTTTCAGAAAAAGAGGAAAAATTAAACGCCGCTTTAAAACGTGAAATTTTACGTGTTGCGGGTGTACAAAACTTTGACCAATTTTCTATCGAAACTTGGGCAAATCACCCTGCTTTAAAGTGGGCAACCTTCGCAGTTATTTCTGCTGTTATTGATATGATTCTCCCCGAGACTATTATTGATAGCATTGGTATTTACTCCGAAGTTCGTACAATTGGTTGGGGAGACTCCGCCGCTTTCGATGTAAGTCCTCGTGATTTATTCATCGTTTCCAAAGCTGGTCGTAGCAAGAGAACAACCGAACTGCACAAGCAGTTCAAAGGTCAGATTACAGTTATTCCAGAACCTCGTGAAATGACAGTATTTGTGTCATTAATGAAAGTTCTTGCTGGAAAAGAATCATTAGCAGAATTTGTTATGAAGATGGTACGTTCATTTGAGACAGCGTTAGCTGTTGATGTTTACAACGCCTTCTACACCGCAATGGATGCTGTTGATAGCACTTCCGACACTGGTTTACTTGTAGCTGGCTATACTCAGTCAGAGTTTGTTCGTCTTTCACAGACCGTTGCCGCATGGAACGGTGGTTCAAAGGCAGTTGCTATTGGTACTCAACGTGCCCTAGCAAGCATTCTTCCTGCAAACGCTAACTATCGCTATGATTTCCAGAGCGAATACGTAAAGGTTGGTTATTTACGTGATTTCCAAGGGACCGATATTATGGTATTACCACAGGTCGCCGATTGGCAAACTCCATTCGGTTTGAAACTTTCAGATACTCGTATCTGGCTTGTTTCACCTTCATCTCAGAAATTAATCAAAGTTGTATTGGAAGGTAATGTACTTTCATACACCAGCGATGTTTATGCAAACGCCAATTTAATCCAGACTTCAACCCTTATTAAGAGTTGGGGTACTGCTGTTGCAACAAACGCTGTTGCAGCAACCATTCAATTATCATAAACTTTTATTAGAATTGGGGTGGGAAACCACCCCATTCCTAAAAATAATATTAAGGAGAAAAATGAACAAGAAATCATCTACACAGCTTTCAGCCGACGAAAAAAAAGAAGTCGAAGCTTTGAGAGCAAGGCTAGCGGAATTAGAAGCAACTATTGATGCCCGAGAACCGGAAACAGAACAACGGACAATAGAAACTAGGAGAAACAAAGTTCTGCTAGACGATTATGTACCTGTTATGAGCCTTTTACCTTATAGGTTAAACCTATCAACTAAAGAAGGAGGACAGGGAGATGTTAAAAAATTTACTAGATTTGGGGAAGTGAAAAATATTCTCTATAAAGATTTAGTAGATATAATAGAAGTTAATCGAACTTTCATGGAATCAGGATATTTTTATATTCTGGACCCGTTAGTTATACGCCAGCATGGTCTGGATGAAGTTTACTCCAAAATATTAACAAAGGAAAAAATAGAAGAAATACTAAATAATGTAAACACAGAATACTGTATCGACCTTTATAATTCATCCAATCCAAACCAACAAAGAGTAATTGTACAATTACTCATTGAAAAAGTAAAGAATGACCCTAGCTCTGTAAATTTGTATACCGTAGATAGAATTTCTAGATTATCAAAAATCGATATTGCACAAAGGGCAGAAGAGGAAAAAGCTTTAGCAGAAGAATTGGTTGAACAGAATCAACAACAATAAAACAATTAAAAAGGAGGTCAAATGAGTACTTCTTTAAGTGAGGTGTACGATGTTTTTATGATGACCGTCACAGATTATCGTCTAACAGACCTCTTTAACACATCAGTTCCAGACTTCGAAAATTATTTACAAGCATGGTTAGATTTTTCAATTGTAGATTTTAAAGTATGTGACCAAGACTTAAATTATGATGATACTTCAAAAGAATTTTCTGATAATTTAAGTAGAGACAACAAAGTTATATTAGCTACTTTGATGATGAAATATTGGCTACAAAAAGCAGTAAACGATATTACACAGTTTAATCTGCATATCACAGATAGAGATTTTAAAATTGCCTCTGAAGCACAAAATCTAAGAGAGAAAGTAAATCATCTAAATATAGTAAAAGAGCAATGCTCTCAACTATTGCAAGATTATGCTTATAATAGAAATAGTTGGGTAAATTGGTACGCACAAGATTATGGAGGGTAACTATGGCTTATATTTATAAACATATACCCTCCTCAATCTATGCGGGAGCAAAAAAGGGGACAGACCCAAAACAGCAATATATCGATTTATTTCAACAAACTCTCAATGAACAGTTTTATAACTCCTCAACTTGGTGGACAGTAGACGAAGAAACCGGAATAGGTACAGGAATATATGCACAACAAGATGTTCGTATAACACATGTTATTAATGCAGAAACGGGTTTAAAACTAGGAGACGACTGGAAAACAGTATTGTTTCCAGACCTAAATCATCAATTAGATTTAGGAAGACGTTATATATTTAACGATAGCACATGGTTAGTCATAAATACTGAAGTAATTAAAAATATAGCAGCAACGTGTACTATTAGAAGATGTAATAATGTTCTCAGATGGATTGATGAACCAACAGGAATTTACTATGAAGAACCATGTGCTATTGAATATCTTGTAAAAGAACCAAGAGATTATATCACACAAGGTTCTCCTTTCCCAACTCCCGGTGGATTTTTACATATTATACTTCAATTAAATAGCCGTAGTGGAAAAATAAAAGAAAACCAAAGGTTCTTGTTTGGAAATCCTGAACATTGGGTGTGTTATAAAGTAACAGGAACGGGTATAAATGACTTTACAAATGTCACAACTTATGATAACAATAGCGCTCATATATTAACATTAGACTTAATTGCTAATTTCCTTAATAAAGAATTAGATGATACTGTTAATGGTATTTGTGATGTTTATACTAATGTTTATCATGTTACTTTAAGCAGTGGAAGTATATCAGGTTCCCCCACTGGAGCAATACAACTGAATGCAAATGTTGTTTATAATGGAGATAGTGTTGAAAGAGCAATAGAATGGGAAAGTTCTAATACCTCCGTAGCATCGGTTAGTGGAAGCAGTGGGAGTACTCTTGTTACTTTTAATGGAAATGGAAATTGCACAATAACGGCTTCCGTTTATGGAAATTCAGCAAGTGATACTTGTTGGGTAACTGTTAGTGCTAGTCCAACAATAAACAATAGTATATTAATTAGTCCGAATATAAATTATATACTAGAAGGAAGTAGTAGAACATATTCAGTTTATTTATATGAGAATAATATCGTATCATCAGGTTCTTTTATTATTACATGTAATGGCAGTAATGTCCCTTCTACTAATTATACGTTTACTCAAACAGATGGAAATCACTTTAAAGTTACAAATATACTAAAAGATTTGACATCTTACCTGACAGTACAATGCACAACTGGTTCTGTTGTAGCTCCTAAAATGTTTAATATCTACCTAAGAGGAGCGTGGCAGTTTGATACTGCATAAGGAGAAAAACAATGCCAAATATACCAACACAAGATATTGGGTTAATAGCATATAATGATTTTCAGAATTTCAATCAGATATCATATACTTGCATAAAATATATGATGGATAATAACGAATTAATTTGGAAATTATTAAAATATACTGCGCCCGATGCTTGGAACAAACCAGATTTAACACAGGAACAAAAAGCAGCATTAATATACGCCGGACAGCAAGATAGTTCAAAGTATAATGTTTTTATGGATGGAAAACAACCCGATGTTCTGGTAGAAGAAGTAACATTAGTAAGAATAATGCCTCACTATGCGGTGGGTTATAATAGGACAATTGGCGTTATTGAGGTAAGCATGGAAATATTTTCTCATTATAAAATAAATCATTTGTCTAATTATACTACTCGAATTGATACTATTGCAGGAGAGCTTCTGGCTCTTTTTAATGGTTCAGACATAGGTATATTAGGCTTGATGGCTATTGATAGAATGATTGACCAAAGTTCTCGCTTATTCCAAGCAGGTCAAATACCGTTTGGTGGAAAACAAATAATATTCTCAACTTACTCGGCATAAAAATATGGATATTTCATATTATGTTACTTATGATTTACCTGTTCCATATAAAAATATGAATATATATCCGGTAACAGTAAAAGATTATGTACTTTTTAATATTTATTCTCAATGCTTAAATATAGATAAAAACAGTATCCCCGACCCGGAAATAATCTCAATGACTTATATGGAATATGTTTTTGATATAACTCAAAAAAACCCTATAGATTATCCCTATCTAATATGGTTCGATAGGTTATTAGCAATGTGTTTGAAAGAAGATGATACATTTACAGAAATACAAGAAAGCATAAAAAGATATAGATACGACCAAGATACAAAAGAACCCTTTTTTCTTATTAAAGAAGAGAAATATACATCTGACGATTTTGATAAAATAAAAGAAATAATAGCAATGCAAAATTTAGTAGACTTAATAGATGAAAATATTTCTAAAGAAGTCAGGGATTCTCTTGAAAAAGCTAGAGAATTTAAAAGAAAAATAGCTGGTACAAAAGTCGCGTCTATTGAAGATTATATTATCTCTCTTTCTGTTTCAACAGGATGGACTCACGAGTATATATACTCTATGAGCATAAGGAAATTTATAAAGAGCATAAGGAGAATGGATAATCTTATACACTATAAAATATATTTGGCTTCATCAATGTCGGGGATGGTCGAGTTTAAAGACAAATCGTTTATAAAACACTGGTTAACAGATTTAGACGATGAGGATAACAAGTACGCAGATGTTACTGTAGACTTGCAAGAAATGCAAGATAAAGTATCATTCGACAGTGCTAAAAAATAGCATTTATTAAAAAAAATTCAGGAGGTTTAAAATTATGGCGATTAAAAAGTTTTTGACAAGTGTTGCAGATGTCTATGGTTATGATAATGATGATAATCTGCTTTTCGTAGCAAAAACACTGCTAGATAGTTCTATTGAAGTTTCTCTAGGTTCAGCACCTGTTCGTGGTGGACGTGGTAATCAGTTGCTTTATACTTATTATCACACTGCGGAAATGAAGTTTAACTTAACAGAAGCACAGTGGAACTTGGAATTAGTGGGAGCAACGGTAGGAACTACTTATGAACTTGGTAACTATTATGTACAGGAGACCGTAGCTGTTACATCGAGTTCCGGTTCTGTTAGTGAAGTACCCTTAGCTTTCACTGGTACTACAATATATGGTTGGGCAACTTCTCCTTTAGGTGTTACCCAAAGAGTTACATTCAGTGGCTCAGTAGGAAGTTTTAGCGTTACTGGAACTGAAACTAGTGGAAATTGGTGTGTACGTTACTATACCGCAAACGTAAGTTCCGGAAAGAGTATTACCATCAAAGCAAGTATGATTCCTCAAGTTTTGAAATTGGTCATGGAAACTCAATTGAATTCCGCCGATGTTACTACAAACAAAATTGGTATGGTACAAATCATCATACCTAGAGCACAACTTTCAGGAGCCTTTACAATCTCTATGAAAGCTGACGGCGTATCTAATACTCCGCTTACTGGTACGGCTCTTGCCTATACTCCTACCGCTACAGGTGCAGACGCATGCACAGTAGATTCATACTACGCTACAATTACCGAAATTATCGATAATACAAACTGGTATGATAATCTTTTAGCATTGTCCATTGTAGGAGGAAACAGTGTTACATTGACTAAGGGAGAAAGTAAAACACTAGTGGTTTATGCTGTTCCTTATACCGGAAGCTCTTTCAAAGTTCCTAATTCATATATTTCCTTTGGCAGCAGTTCTGGTTGTGCAACCGTAGGAGCTAATACCGGAGTAGTTGTAGCAGGTTCAACAGCAGGTTCGGCTATTATTTCTGCTTCGGC